GTTCCTCCTTCTTGACGGGCTCCTTCTTCTTGACGGGTTCCTCCTTCTTGACGGGTTCCTCCTTCTTGACGGGCTCCTTCTTCTTGACGGGTTCCTTCTTCTTGATGGGTTCCTTCTTCTTGATGGGCTTCGACACTGGAGTTAATAGTTTACAAATAATAAGAGTGGCGGCTATAATAAGGGTGGTTCCTACAATCACATTCATTAGATGAATAAATATTTATTCTTTTAAGTTTCGTATAAAAATTTCTTTAGGTAGATTAAGAAAGATGTATACATACTTCATAGTTGCGATCTTCATTTTGATTTTGGTTATGCAAAATAAATCTAGGGGAATGAAACAATCCATAGAGAAGTTGGTCAGACAATCAGCTCGTTACGCCACAGCGGCACAGCAGGATAAGTCTCCCGTGATCGCCGTGCTTCATGCCAACTATGCTGCGGCCTACCTATATGCTTTGAAGGACATTGCTACAGAATCTCAAATTCACAATGCCACTGGTATAAATGTCAAGAAATTTAAGGAGCATGTATTGAATGTTCAAGATATGGTGACTAAAAAAACCACCGAATCTTGTCCGGAATTTGCAGGAAATGTTGACATATATTTGGCTGAAATAGGGGGTGAAGCTTGACAACCTAAGTCAGTAGATGGAAAGTAAAAAGTATCTCTAAAAATGGAAGTTATTCGTGATACTATTTGGCAGGAATGTCTCACTAACGCGGTGACTATGTACCGTCTTAGTGAACCAGATGATAGGTGTTATATTTTGGCGGATGCCACTTGGAAGATGAAGATGCGATACCTGAAACATCAACAGAAAAAGGATACACAAAAGATCATAGTTTTAGAAAAACCCCCTGAACTTGTGAATGAGCAAAGGACATCCAAGAAGATTTGTTGTGCGGTGACGATGTCTGGAAAGCCTTGTTCTTTCAAAGCGATCTGTGGAGATTATTGCAGAAAACATAGTGTGAAGAATAATTCAATTGGGGCGAAGGTTGATGTATCTCAAATTAAAATAGTGGACTAATATAAAGAAGATGTTAGATCAGGAAAGTCTTAGACCTGTAATATTATCGATGGCTATTTACATCATAATAAGTATCATCGTCCCCCGCATCGCCAAGAAACCTACCGGTATTCAAGTTATTGATGATCTCGTTATGACTATAATTGCACAAAGAGATTCACTTATGAGTGGCACGATCCTCATTGGTCTCATCACCCTCGCCACCAACTACATTCAAGAGGAATTCTTGTAAAATATTTTCCCCCCCAACAAGTTTTTTAGTATGTTCATGATCCATGTGGCGAACACGATTGTCATATGCGTGTCTCATGAATTCCAAGAGTTGGTCAAAGTTTGGCTTACCCCAAACCATACCCTTTTTGAAGAGGAAATCATCCTTCTCCAACTCCTGAAGTTCACAGTCAATTGTGTACGGGGTTTTTACATACTCTGGTGCACCTCCATAATTTGTTATAATCACTGGTTTATCTCGCAGTGCAGCTTCGATAGCCCCCATACCTACACCCTCAGAGTGGGAAAAGTTTACGTAGCAATCTGAACGATTGTGAATGTCATCCATTTCTTGATCAGAGATGACACCGTTTATAACTTCAACCCTTGGAAGTCTGATATCTACATCTTTACCACAAGTCGCTTTGACAATCAACCTCGTATTATGTTCATTGAGTCTTATGAAGGCTTGTAAAATATCTTGGAACTTTTTTCGGGGATCCATAATGTTCCCAATGTGGTAGAATGTATATGGTTTTTCTCTAGGTTTTGGAATGTGAGCGTGAATAATATAGAATTCATTTTCAGTAAATTGTTTGGATAAAACGCGTTTACAAAACTCGCTAGGAACAGCGACTTTCTTAAATTCTTTCATGATGAGCTCATAATCCTCGTGTACGGTTTCAGTTTCACATACAGTCATACACGCTAAATTATTGACACGTGTTCGCACATACTTGAGATATTCTATATGTGGTTGTACGGGAAGCATGAAAATTAAGGCATGTTCAACCTCAGGAAGTTGACTTCCAAACATGTAATATTCCGAATTTGGAAATACATTGGTATATTTCTTTGCGTGATGACCGATACCTGTATTTAGTGCCGGTCCAATCACGATCATTTAGTATAAAGATAATCTTTCTTTTATATATATAACAATGGACGCTCTACGCAAAGAGATTGACGATGAAATCAAACGTACCCGCCTTGACAAAACACGGTTGTATGACCTACTCTCGAAGATTATCGACCAGTGTGGTGGTGGCGGTGCCGGATCAGTTGGTCCAGCGGGTCCACCAGGTCCAGCGGGTCCCCGGGGTCCAGCGGGTCCACCAGGTCCAGGTGCATCCGCACCAGTCGAAGCTAAACCAGCGGTGAAGAAGGCTGCCCCCAAGAAAAAGGCGGCTTCTACGGCATAAAGAATACATACCAATAATTATATATGACCACACTTATTCATACTTACAACTTGACAGGGGGTTCTGAGCGGGCTAAGCCTGTAAAGCGCCGACGGGTGACAGCCCTCGAAAGTCTTCAGCGTAAATCTGAAAAAGATACTTTGAAAATAAGTGAACTCCAGGAAGAGGTTAGAAAGCACAAGATGGCGCAAAAGAAACTTAAGATGTTGACACAGTGGAATTTACGTTCAACTGAGTCATCACTCAAAGATGTGCGGGACATTTTACATATACTAGAGGAGCTCTATGGAGAGTTTTCTTATGACGAACTTTAGGTAATGCGTGTGGTACAATGCCACTTTTGTATACAGAACCCATAAAAAGACCAGCTGAGAGAGCGCGTGTGGGGGTAACACCAAATGTTGCTGGAATAGTATAGATACCATTTTTAATATCATCTTCTACATCTTCAATGTCTGCCATGTTAGATACACTCGACGCGAGGAGTCCAATGGCAATTGTTTCATTTTCAATAACATCCACGTGAGCTATGAGATGTGGTACAACACTGATAGCTCCCGCCCAAAATGTCCCCACGTAGAATGGTTTAAGTAATGGTAGATTTTGTTTGAATGATGGATATATCAGGATAGAAAGAACTTCGGGTGCAATATATTTGGATTGATTAGAATACCAAAGAATTAGGTTTGCTAGTAGAAGAGCTCCTGCTATAGATTCGGGTGTGTCTTCGGTTTTACCATCGAGGTAACGATCACCTCCATACGCCCAACGAGCTGATGCCATGATGTATAGAAGTGGTAGGGGTTCGAGGGGTGTACCTGAGCATATGGCTAATATACTCATGATAGTTCCTACACCCAGACCTGGTAACATTCTTTATGTAACAGGACTTTTATTTACCCAAAATATAAATCCACCCAATATGGATGCTAGAAATGCAACAAGAAGTCCAAATGAATATTTTTTGGGATTCTCTTCGGGTGGTTTATCTGGTAACTTTTGAACATTATGATTGAGGATGTCAATCTTTTTCAAAAGTTTTTCGAGTGCCATTAGAATTTGAAGTTCTCGATCTTTTGGTTTTTCTTTTACATTAACTGTAGTAATTTCAAGAACCATATACCACTTTGAGTCTGGTTGGAGAGTCACATAATCTCCATCATCCTGTTGTTCATATATGTTGAAGTTAAGTTTCTTAATGGATATAGGATTGAAATAATTTGTTTTTTGCTGAAAACGTTTCCATTGTTTGTCGCGAAGGACTGTATGTGACGAATGATTAAAATGTCTTTCTAAGGGAACTCTTGCTAAAATTTGTCCATGCCTCTCATCCAGTATTTGAGCAACCTTTGGAATCTCTGGACAAATAATATCGACAAACTTAGCTATATCACTTGGATGAGTGTCACTGGTTGGATTTGGGTCACCAACCTGTGTGATATAAAAGTCAACCATCTTGATACCGAGGACTCTGCTCATATCTTCGACATGTGTATTTGATTCCAAATTGAGATCAAATGAAAATGTATTATTTGTTCCATTTACAAAATTAGAATCTATAAGAACATACTGAACCTTTTTAGGTATGTCTTCAAGGGACATTTTCTAATGTTAGTAAATATTATAATATATGTCACCATTTCACTCATTTATGTATTTGGCGGGAGTGCTTACTGCTTGGATGGTACCAGAATATATAAGAATGTTTAAGAATATAAAAAAGAAGTGACTTTCTATAGTATAATGTTGTTTCATGCAATTGCCAACACCACCGTGGACATGGGTCCACAGTACCTTACAAATATCTGCAGGTGGGTGAAGTCTGCTGTGTGGGATGCACCTTACCGGGTGTATCTCGATGTTCAACTTGAGAAACAAAAGCTTGAACGAAACCTAAGTCTTCAGGAAAGTGACGATGAAAGTCATACCGATTAATGGACTACATTTCACTTCACTCTGACGAATTTGCAGTGGCCTTTTGTCAGGCTACTGCACCACTTTGTCCAGACGTTCAGCGTTTGATTTGGCAGGAAGTTATTTCACCCCCAAATTTTGCCCCCCCACCCGCCCCAAAAAAATGTCCGAAATATTCAAGAACATGTTCGATTTCTTTACCCAGAGATTTGTTCGGAAACGAGAGTACCAGGTAATTGAAAGCACAAATGAGTGTAACGAAAATATAGGTATTGAATTTCCCATAGATGATAAAATTGTTCGTAATCAACAGTTAAATGTTCTCTATAAGAAATGTAAAAGGCTGATATCATTCTTATCGATAAGTGGTCGAGATCGTAGAATTCTAGATGAATTGGTTGACTTGACTGACGAGGTGAGAACTTCAATGTATAGAGAATATGATACACAATTTTTATTTGACAATTTTAGATTGATTCAGTCAAAGGCAAAATTGTCTTCAACTTCAACATTCAACCTAAGTCAGTTGAATAAAATATAAAATGTAAAAAATGGAACAACTCCGTAAACTCATGGAACTTGTAGACAAGAACGTCGGCACCATCCCAGAGGGGGACTACATAGAGATGTGTAACTCTATGAAAGCCATCCACGATCTTGTAAATAAGCCCAGAGGCTTAAGATATGAACCCAGTATTTATTTGGGGTACGATACGAGTGTACCAATGACTAACGATGCATTATCCGGTGCACCCTTAGATTTCTATTCACAACCATATCCATATAGTGACACAGATTGGGCAACCATGGAAAGTTTAATGGATGAGGGGCATTCGGTTATGAGGGCCGCAGAGTTATTGATCCAAGATATAATGATAGATCAGGGATGTCTTCCGGGTGAAGCGGCAAATCGGTTGATTGAGAGGGGTGAAGAGCATGTAGAAACAATTCGTTTAGCTGCATCACACCTAAGTGCGACATTGTAATGTAAAATGTAAGAATGTCTGTTCAAGAACTTATGAGCCTCATTGATGAAAATTCTTCTTCAATCCCCGAAGGAGAATACCTTAAGATGTGTAATATAATGAAGCATCTCCATGGTCCCAAAGATACGTTGTGTGTTACACCAGATTTT